AAACTTAATGGCAAAAGGTTTCATGATTCGTCCTGGCACTCGTGTATATCATTTGTGCAGTGATATCATACCTATAGCTTCTTATAAAAAGTTGCAAGATAGAATTATTAAATGCACAACACCACCAAAGCCTTGGTATAAACCTTGGCAAAAACCTAAATTACAATGTCCTAATAAAAAATGAGCACATTATCCGATCAATACGCTAAAGAAGACGAAGCAAGAAAAAAGAAATCAAAGAAAACATCCACTAAATCTACCAAATCTGAATGAAAATGATTGTACTTATCAAACCCATCCTCATGGCATTCCTTAGCTCTTCCGCAGTGAAGGAACTAGTTATACAACTACTTGAAGCATACGCTGAGTCCACTGATAATACCATTGATGATAAAGCAGTTGAATTAGTTAAAAAGAATTTATTTCCCGGTACTAAAGAATAATGGAAAACGTCAGAGTCATTCCCAAGAAGGCTACTGAAGAGAATTTTAATGAGCTTCATCGTTTAGTTACAGAAGACTTTCTGAAACGTATAAGAACTGGTGAAGCTACTACTCAAGATCTTAAAGCCGCTTGTGATTGGCTTAAGACGAATGATATTACTGGTGTTGCATTTGAAGGCAGTCCACTATCTAAACTAGCTAATATTATACCAGAAATTGATCCTGATCTCGTACAAAGTAGACTTTATGGCAAATCAAAAGTTAGGTAAGACTGCTCAACATTACCGAAAGAACCCTAAATCCAGAGCTAAACATGTTAAAGATAATAGTCCTGGTGGGAAATATGCACATTCTAATGCATATAAAAGAGCACATGGAGAGGCTAGAAGTAGCTTAAAGATTAGATCATCTAATGTTGATGCCTCTAAACAACCAGACGGTTCGTACAAAGCAGAGAGCCGTAAGGCTAACAGAGCTAGAGGCGGAGCGAAGAGGAGGTAAATATGGCAGTAGATTTAAGAGATATAAGTGTAGTAGGGCAAAAACCTATTGAAATATTGAACGTTGGAGATGAGATTCAATATTTAAAAGCAGTCACTGATTGGAAAAGAAAATCAGTAAGTAGAACAGGTAAACCATTAAGTCTTTATGCTTTCCCTGGTACAAGAGTAGTTCAGTTCCCTGATGGTAATGTAAAAGTTATACAGTGGACATCTAAAAGAGGTGCTCATTTTGTACCATTTGAATCTTATAAAAATAGTTTAATTAAAGAAGCTAGAATACCTAAACAGATTATTAATAAAATTAAAGCTGCAGAAGGTCAGTTAACTATTCCTGGTACTGGTGTTAAACCTATTCCACATGGAGCAGGGGAAGGATTTGCCAAATGGTTTGCTAAAGATATAATGGGTGAACAGTTAACAGAAAAAGATTTCTGGAATAGATTAGGTAAATTATATCAAGAATATGGATATGAACCTAAGAAATGGAGATCTTCTGTAAGTAAAGATTTAAGTCATTTTCATCCTAGATCAGAAGGTGGTAGATTTACTTTTGTTGAACATTGGTTAGTTAATCAGTCAAGAGGGGCTAAAACTTTTATCCCTTTAGGTAATTTAAGGCAAGCTCAAATACCAGTAACATATGAAGATTTATTTGATCATTATAGTAAATATGTAATTGGTAATGAACCAAAACCTTGGTACGGTGAACTTAATAATCTTAATCTAGATGATATCAATGCTTTAGCAAGAGGAAATGGTGTACCAGAAGTAGTAACAAGGCGGAATGATATAAATCGGATTCTTACCCAAGCTCTTGGTGGAGAAAGTGTTTCTAGTGATACTTTTTTACAATTAAATGATGATTATATAAGATTAATACAAGAATCAAGAGGAATAGATTATCTTACAGCTGATAATAGTAATATTAACTTAGAGGCTGATGCTAAATTTATGTCTAAACACCAAGGTCAAGGAACAGGATTTAGACCACTAGAAGGTGGTTATGAATCTCCTGATGGTTCATCTCGTGGTTACGATGTAGATGTAGATCAAGGAGGACCAAAAGCTGATATAAAAGGTAGGCATATACTATCTGGAGGATTGACTATAGGTGGCCTTACTTCTGGTATTGGAAAAACAATTGCTGCTGAAGCTCCACTCTCTCCTATAAACTCTGAAACTGCATATAATGTAGGTGAAGGATTAGCAACATATCAAGATACTGGTGAAGTAGATATGGCTAATGTACAAGGAGCATTATCTGGTATGGGTAAAGAAATAATCGGTGGTGCAATAACAGGTGGTGGTATAAGAGCAGGTCTGAAAGCTGCAGCAACTAAAGGTGCTACACATTTTGGTGCTAAGTCATTAGTTGGTAAAGCTGTACCTTATGTTGGCTGGGGACTACTTGCTTATGGTATTTATGATACAGCTGATGCTTTCGTAAAAGGTTATACAAATAAAGGTATAACAGAACGTATTCAAGAAGTAGATTATGAAAGTATTATAAATGAGGCATTTTCACCAGAAAATTCTCCATTTAAACAAGCTCAACTTCCAATGTGATGACCGATCCTCTCATTGCCCTCCAGAAGGACTTCAAACTGTTCTTAACTGCCCTTTGGGACCAACTAGCCTTACCACCCCCTACAAGGGCTCAGTACGCGATTGCAGACTACTTACAGAGCGGTCCTAAGCGTCTACAGATCCAAGCATTCCGTGGAGTTGGTAAATCTTGGATTACAGGGGCATTTGTCCTCTGGACTTTATTCAACGATCCTGAACGTAAAATAATGATTATATCCGCATCTAAAGAACGTGCGGATAATATGTCTATCTTCCTACAAAAACTTATTATTGAAACTAAATGGCTCAAACATCTGCAACCGAAATCCGACGATTCTCGTTGGAGTCGCATCAGCTTCGACGTAAACTGTTCACCACACCAAGCCCCAAGCGTAAAAAGCGTGGGAATAACTGGACAGCTAACAGGAAGTCGCGCAGATTTGATGATATTGGACGACATAGAGGTTCCTGGAAACTCCATGACGGAGTTAATGCGTGA